GGGAAACCCGCCTACTCACTCGGCCCCTAAGAGAATAACGGTTGTTATCCTCTTGAGACGACGGCACCCAGAGACGAGCCAATAATACGGCCGTCTCTTCCGATTCGCGAGTTTTACTCGCGGTTGTCAGGGCTCGATAGTAGTATCCTTCGATACCGTATCGGGCTCTGGATGGACAGGCTTCGTCGAAATTTCCGGCGAAGCCGACGTCACCTGCTTCTCGGGGGACAAAGAGCCGAAGTGGCTCCGGAACCCTGAGTAGAAGGTGAGTCCAAGCGTCGCGGAACCTAGCGTCACAACTACGATGAAAATTGTAGCGATGAGCCAGATTCCTGACAGCGTTAGCCAATTTGTAAATGGCTTCAACATTTCGGGATCTCTCTTTGAGAAAGATGGGCTTGCAGTCGACTCCGTCGAACCAGTGAGCCCCACAGGATTCTCGGAAATAGCCAGAAGAGTAACTCTTCTTGCCATTTACCTTGAACCCAAGGAACTCGCTGAACGAAGCGAAGAGGTTAAAAACTTGGGAAGGTATAATGACGTCATCTCCATGCACGGAAACCGTGTTAGGAATCTGATCGACATTATGAGCATTTGAATACTCTACACACGCCAATGCGGCGCAGTAGAATATCAAACTCTCGAGCTCGAAGGTGAAGCCGTTCCCCATACTGGAGAACTTATTCCACCGGATAAGCTCGTCACCAAGTTTACCGACGCGGCAACGGAGAGCATCAAGCAACTGGAACCAATGCGGGGGTAATAACTCTCGCACGACTTCAGAAGCGATACTATCAGACGCAGACGAAAAATCAACAGTCGCCAGATCCCAGGGGTATTTACTCCCTAGGCCTGACAGCTGCTGGTTCTTAGTTTGATCAGATAGCTCCATGCCGACCCTACGAATTCGTCTGCGGATCATTGAGCCAACCGCCTTCTGGAACCAGAGATTAATCCCTGGCTCCACGGCGATAACTCGATCCGTTTTCGAATTTTTCGGGACAGTGATGATATCATTCCCTATCTGCGTAACGAAATAGTTCTCTCCGTAATTACGGGATAAGCTATTATGCCAAGCAGGGTAAGCACTATGAAACCAGGTGCCTACAAGGGAGTACAAATCACGCGTGATCCCACGCTCTGCGTGGAACTTATTGATCGCCGAGACCTCTTCTCCCTTTATGAGAGTCGAGACCCCAGGCCCCCAATTTGCACTATCTACTAACTCCTCTCCGCTATAATCGCCAAGAATCTGCTCGATTTTCCGCTTGGTTGCGTGAAGCAACCAAACGTTCGACCCGGTGTTTGCCGGGTCGGACGAGGGATTCTTAAAACGAATATTAGTCAAATGACAACGATGTTCAAATTCTTTGAACTTCGCGTAAGCAACCGCCCCCTTGTCGAAAGACGTCTTTAAAAACGACGCCTTAGATAACAAGTTAGTGGCTACGTAGTCATTCCTAAAGCGGTAGCCATTACGTAAGTAATGGGCCGGATCACACTCAAGAGCGGTTAACTGATCATGCTCCTCATTTTTATAGAGGAGCCAAACTGTTAACACACGAGGTGTGTCAAGAGAAAGGAGGATTCGATAGATGTCATCGTCAGTTTCTCTGCGATGTGCGCGAAAGGCCCGAGCTTCTTGAAGAAGATCGGAATTACGTCTCCTTATGGTAGACATAAACAACTCCTAGGAATTAACGATTAACTGCAGCCCAAATGGGTTACCAGACCGGATCGAAGTTCTGCAGGGCAGGCGGAATAACAGCCGAGTTCGACAGGAAATTCTTGACGAACGCCAGGATGTTATTCCGGTCTGCCAGAGCAGCACGAG